CAATTATGGATTCCACCAGCTCCTTCTGATGCCGGTTCTGCAATTGGTGCACTTTTAGCGTTTCATTACAATAGAAGTAATAATAAACGAGTTTCAAACAAAACACCATTCTTAGGACCAGAACAAGCAAATAAAGATTTTATTGAATTATGTAAAAATGATAAAAGAGTTCATTGGGAAGTTATACCTGATAATACTTTATTTAAAAAAGTTTCTAAACTAATATCTGAAGGAAATATTATTGGATGGGTTCAAGGTAGGTTAGAGTTTGGTGCAAGAGCGTTGGGTAATCGTTCTATCTTAGCAGACCCAAGAGACCCACAAATGAAGAAGAGGGTAAACATGGTTGTAAAAAAACGAGAAGGATTTAGACCGTTTGCACCAATGGTAACCTTAGAACATAGAACTAAATTTTTTAATCCACCATATCATATACCTTATATGAATCAAATCATACGAGTAAATGATGAACACCAAGATAAACTTCCAGCAATAACACATACTGATGGTTCTGCAAGAGTACAAACAGTTACCAATAAATTTAATCCAAGAATACATCGATTGTTACAAGAGTATGGAAAACTGACTGGATATCCAATACTACTTAATACTTCATTCAATCTAAAAGACCAAACTATGGTTAGAGATGGACAAGAGGCCATTGATACGTTTATGAAATGTGATATGGATTATTTAGTATTAGGGAACGTATTTCTTACAAAAAAAATACAATAATTTTACATTTACATAACAATTTCTTAACATTGGTATATTTATACTAAAGGAGGAATTATGAAAGAACAATTACCAAAAGTAAAGATTGTTCAAATAATAGCAATCCTAGTATTATCTCTGTGTTCACTATCCCTCTTTGGTCAAACCAAAGTTATTACACAGATAGACAACAATCTTTACGAGTATAGAGCTTACAACGAAGATGGTTCTATACATCAAAAGGGAACATACATCGGAACAGAAGATGGCAAACTATTAGTCCACTCTTATTGGAGTGATGATGTAGGTACAAAGGCGTTGTATAAGAGAGGAAAGTTGGTTTGGATTAAACCAAAAGGACAACCTCGTTATACTTATGAACAGATAGAGTACGAACAAATGAAGGCTGAAATCAAAAGATTGAAGGCGATTGTGGCTCTAAATGACTAATCGTAATTCAAAGTGATTAGATAGAAACCCAACCCCGTAAGGTTGGGTTTTCTTATTGACACCTGATATAGTTCACACAATCGGTGTGAAATTCTAAAACATACTTTTTACTTCATATATACCATAGTTATTACTGACATGTCCGACGTTTTGTAATATGAGAAAGTTATTTTTCTAATTAAAACAAAGGAGAAGCATATGGAATTTTTGAAAAAAATCGGCTCTTGGGCTGAAGAACTTACAAAAATTGGTATTAGTATCATAGCCTTAGGAGTTGTACTTGAAGTACTCTTCAAAGGTGCAGACATCCCATTCTGGCCAGAGGTATCAGTAGTTGATAACATCATGGGCATTTTAGGAGGTTTGAGTGCTGAAGGTCTATTAGGACTTGTTGGTGCTTTCGTACTTTACCACATAATCAAAAAGTAATAACTATTGATTAACATAACGCGTTTAAGAACTAACCTCACTTGAAAAAGTGAGGTTTTTTCGTTTATGATATTTATATATGAGATAATGTATAAAAATTATGAGTACAAACTTTGAATTATTTCCTGGTAAAGATTTAAGTGGATTGTTTAAAGACATCTACGATAACCAGCAAAATAAAAAATCAAGAATATCAGAATTGATTGCCGAAATGAAGAAGGTAATTAGACATTCTGGTGATATGGCAGTAATTGGACCAATCATAAAAGATTTAGTTGATACTTCAGTTCGAAATGATGAATCATTAATCAAAATGGCAGCAATTGCACAAAGAATGATTGGAGCTCAAAACAAAGCAGAAGGAGATAGCGGATTCTTAACAGATAAAGAAAAAGAACAATTACTATCACAACTAGAAGATACCATTGCAGAAGTTTCCGATGAACACGATACAAAGGTTGATGAACTAACAAACGAAGTTGAAGAATTAAAACAGAAGGTAAATAAAAATGTTTAAATTTAGTGACAACAACGTACAAACATCTAAACAAAGAACACAATCCAAAAGTAGAAGTGATACTGGTATTGTAATAGATGTAATTTTAGATGAAACTAATAAATCATTACCTAAGTTCAAAGAAGTAGGACAGGTAGATGGTATTGACGCATCAGATATACATACTGGTAAGATAGGTGGGGTTAGAGTAAGAACATTATCTAATTCAGAAGTTCAAGACGAAGACCTTCCAATAGTATATCCACTTGACGCAACAATTAGAACTCTTCCAGTCTTGGGAGAAGAAGTTCAGATAATTAGAATGGCAGGTAAAAAGTTTTATCGTCAATTTAATATTGCAGGTACACCAAACGTATCAAACGAAGGTTTAGTTCTTTATAGAGAAACATTTGGTAGTTCAGATAAAAGTGGTGGTGGAGGTGGTTATGGTGATAATTCATCTACTGGTGTATCACAACCACAAGGAGGTAGTACTAGTAATCAAGGAGATTATGGTGATTATTTTGAGGCAGATGCCAAGATACATAGATTAAAATTATTTGAAGGTGATACTATAATAGAATCTCGTTTTGGTCAATCACTAAGATTTAGTGGATACAACAACGATGATAATAAATTCTCACCAACAACTATTATACGAAACAGAGAATCAGACCCATCAAGAGAATCTCAAGGAGAGTTTTCATCACAAAAAATCGGTGGAACAACACTAGAAGATGTCAATAGAGATGGTTCTACAATAGTAATGGGTTCACGAGATTATCAACTACCCTTCATACCAGGTACTGTTGATGATAAAGGTACTTCTGATTTTGAAACAACACCTGATACATTTAAAGATTATCCTTCTGCAGATGATTTAACAGGTGACCAAATTTTAATTAGTAGTGGAAGATTAATCTTTTCATCAAAAAATGCTGAAATGATTTTTTATTCTAAAGGTAACTATGGATTTATATCAGATAAAGGAATGTCAATTGATAATGCACTTGGAATTGATATTACAACTGGTGATAATATAAACATAGTAACCACCGATAATGATTTTAATTTATTCGCAGGTTCAGGTGAAATACACATTGGAGATGATTCTAATGAACAACTTGTAAGAGGAAATGAATTGGTAAAGTTATTAGATGAATTACTTACAGAATTAGCATCTGAAACACATCCAACTCCTGCAGGCCCATCTGGTCCACCTGTAAATGCACCAAAATATAATTCTATAAAAAGTAAATTAAAAAATATATTATCACCTGCTAATTTCACAAACTAATGTCACTAAATCTATTTAAAAGTAATTTAATAAGATACATGAGTACTGAACCAGACTCAAGTGATGATTTTGCTGAATACTTAACATCACAATATGATGGAGCAGTAAAACGAGGAACTGACCTTTTAAATGCAGTACCACTTCAGACGGGAAATACTGCAACAATGGAATTAATATTAAAAGGTTTCTTTAGAATGAATAACTTTAAACAGAGTGGTACATTAAACATTCAAGATTGGGGCCCTGCGTTTAAGGCATATTGGTTAGGTGCACAAGGAGGATTATTTCCACCACCTGCTATTCCTGCAGATGGAACAATACAAAATATATCATCACAAGTTCACTTAATTATAAATCCAGGTCAATGGTCAACAAATATTCCAACACCACCAACTAACTCAGTAAAATCATTCGTAGATGTATTAGCTTTGGCAATAGTTGCACACTTAATGACAGTAGAGGGAATTATTATAACAACATCATTGTATCCAACAGCACCTACTCCTTTGCCAGGGCCAGGTGTTAGAACTTGGAAAGGATACCAAATTCCTGGATAATATCCAAAAAATAAAGAATCAATATTTATATAAAGAGAAAACTTAGTTTAAACAAACTTAATTAATTATGGAAGCGAAAAAATTAGCTAAATTGGTGAAGGTATTGGTAGAGGCAGAGGTTGCAAAACAACAAGAAAAGTTTTTGAGTAAAACCTTTCCCAAGATTCTTAAAGAAGAAATAAAAAGAATTCAAGAATCAAAACAACCAATAACAAATCAACAAGATGTTGACCCATTCTCCCTTGCAACAGCTGTATTGGAAGATGATAGACAACAAACAAATACTAAAACGTATTCCAACAATCCAGCGTTAAATGAGGCGTTACAAAATACTAAACCATTTGAACAAATGGATAAAACAGTAGGATTCGGAGGACATAACGTTGCGATGGGAGGAGGTGTACCACCGAACCTGCAACATTCAATGGCAGCACAAATGGGGTATGGTAATATGAATATGGGTGGTGCATCTAAATCAACAGGTTTAGGAGTTCAGACAGGATTGGCTGGATTGGATAGAGTTTTAAACAGAGATAATAGTTCTTTGGTAAAAGCATTTGATAAAAAGAAAAATTGGAGACCTGGTCAGGAATAATAAATGGCTTACGAGATTTCAAAGAAAGTAGTAATTGATACTGAAGAATTTAACGATTATGCAGTAGGATTATCTTTGCCAATTAAAAATGGTAATGGTGGTTTCTTTGAACAAAATTTCAATACATTTGACCAAGCAAAAAGTAATTTAAGAAATCTATTGTTAACTAAAAAGGGAGAAAGATTTTTACAACCAGAGTTTGGTAGTGGATTACAAACTCTTTTATTTGAACCAATAGATGAAACATTTGAAACACGAGTTTCTGATACAATTACTGAATCAGTTTCTCAATGGTTACCATATATAACAATTGACGATATATTTATAGATATATCTGATAGTAATAAAGACAGAAATAAAGTAGGTGTTGAAATTAAATTTAAAGTAGGGGAAACTTTAGATTTACAAACAGTAACATTTACGTTGGGTACATAAAATGGCAATAAATAATAATGTAAATTCGAACTTTAAGGATAAAGGTAAATCATTAAAATACCTTAACAAGGACTTTGGGTCTTTTAGACAAAATCTTATAGAATTTGCTAAAACTTATTTTCCAAAAACTCATGCAGATTTTAATGAATCATCACCAGGTATGATGTTCATTGAAATGGCATCGTATATTGGAGATGTTTTAGGATACTATATTGATGATACCTTAAAAGAATCCTTAATGCCGTATGCAGAGGATAAGAGAAACGTTTTATCACTTGCCAAGTACTTAGGATATAAAACAAAAGTAACTTCCCCAGCGGTTACCGAATTAACTATATATCAACTTGTACCATCAAAATATAAAGCTGGTTCTGCAAATGATTATGAACCAGATACAAAATTTTATCTTAGAGTTCAACAAGGTATGGTTGCAACATCGGTAGATGGAATACAATTTGTAACTCAAGAGTTATTAGATTTCAACGAATCTGCTAATAGAGAAATTACAGTATATTCAAGAAATACTAGTACTAATGACCCAGAGTTCTATTTGGTTAAGAAAAAAGTAAAAGCAATGTCTGCAACTCTAAAAGAAATTGATATTGACTTCGGCCCTCGTGCAGATTTTGCCAAAATAGATTTAAAAGATACAAATGTAATATCAATATATGATGTTAGAGATGCAAACGCAAACAAATATTATGAAGTACCTTATCTTGGACAAGAACTTGTTTATATAGATTATCCAAATACAGCAGCAAACGAACCTGATTTATTTCAGTTTAGAGAAGATGTACCATCAATATTAAAAACATTAAGAACACCAAGAAGATTTACAACAGTAGTTAATGAAGATTTTACAACTACAATTCAATTTGGTTCTGGTGATTCTAACGTTAGTGATGAGTTGATAGTACCAAACTTTGATAATATAGGATTAGGGTTAACTAATTCAAATAATAGATTATCTGAATACTATGACCCTGCAAACTTCTTAAAAACAAAATCATATGGACAATCACCAACCAACACAACAGTTACAGTTAAGTACTTTGTAGGTGGTGGAATTCAATCAAATGTTAAGAAAGGTGATGTAAAACAAATAACAGATATTCAGTATGATACTGATATCGCATCATTCACCGATGCAGAAAAACAATTATATAGTACTGTAATTAACTCAGTTGCTTGTGAAAACGAAATTCCAGCAACAGGAGGTAGAGGTGCAGAAACTATAAAAGAAATAAAAGAAAACGCATTGGCTTACTTTGGAGCTCAGAACAGAGCCGTAACTGCTCAAGATTATGTAGTTAGATGTTTGGCAATGCCGGCAAAGTTTGGTTCTGTTGCAAAGGCGTTTGTTATACAAGATAACAAATTAGATGCCAACTCACCAGCTTCAGTTATTGCAGCACCAGAATCACAAAAAGAATTTGTAGATTTGGTTGATAAAAACAGAACCTTACAACGAAGTGAGATAAAAAGAAATGTTGATTTATTCTTAGCAGGTAAGAAGAACAGAGCAAATGATAAATCAAATCCATTTAGTATTAACATCTATACTCTTGGATATAACTCAAGTAAAAACTTAACAATCCTAAACTCTGCAGTTAAAGAGAACTTAAAAAGATATCTAAACAATTATAAGATGATTACAGATGGTATTAATATCATTGATGGGTATGTTATCAATTTTGCGATAGAGTTCGATGTAACTGCTCTGACGGGGTACAACAGAAGAGAAGTTCTTACTAATTGTAACCTTGCATTACAAGATTACTTTAATATTGATAATTGGACATTCAACGATACAATCAACATAAATGAAGTAGAATTAATTCTTGCAAACATAGAAGGAGTTGTTTCTGTTTCAAAATTAGAATTTAAAAATAAATGTGGAGGAAACTATTCTGCACGTTCATATAACTTTGAAGAGGCAACAAGGAGCAACATCATATATCCTTCGTTAGACCCATCAGTATTTGAACTGAAGTATCCAAACCAAGATATAAAAGGGAGAATCATATAATGTATTATTTCGTTACATCATCGAAGGACGCGAGTTTATATTTACAACAACCAACTCAAAATACAGGTTTGGATGAAGTACTTGAAGTGTCCAAAGTATATTATGGTTCTTTAAAAGATACAGCACGTTCATTGATTAAATTTGATATTAATGGATTATCATCATCACTTGCAAGTGGTGCAGTAACAATGAGTTCTGCAGAACTTATTCTTAGAGAATGTGAATCAACCGAGATTCCTCTTGAATATACAATTGAGGCATATCCAGTTTCACAATCTTGGGAAATGGGTATAGGTACTAGGTTTGATGATATTACAACTGATGGTGTAACATGGAATCAGAGAACAGATGGTAGTGATTGGTTAGTAGGTGATATGAGTCCAGAATCAAGTGGTTCTTACAATGGTAAGGGAGGTACTTGGTTTACTGGTTCTGCTGCAACTCAATCTTTTGCATATGAATCTAGTGATATTAATATGGATGTTCTTTCTGCAGTAGATTCATGGATTAGTGGTTCTCTAACAAACGAAGGGTTTATTCTTAAACATACAAGTGCATTTGAGAATGATAATAATGATTATGGCCAACTTAAGTTCTTTAGTAAAGAAACTCATACGATTCATCAACCAAAAATAAAAATAGGTTGGGATGATTCAGTATTCGAAACAGGTTCATTATCAGCATTAACTCTTACAGAAGATATTAAGTTAAATACAAAACGATTAAAAAAATCATACAAAGTAGGTACAACTCCAAAAATTGAAGTTCATGGTAGGGAATTATATCCTGCTAGAACTTTCTCAAATACTTTTGCATACAACGATGTAAATTATTTACCAACTTCATCATATTATCAAATATCTGATTTAAACAGTAACGATATTATAATTCCATTTGGTGATTATTCAAAACTATCATGTGATGCAAATGGTAATTATTTTAAAATAAATCTTACAAACTTTGAAATTAACAGAGAATATAAAGTTGAATTTAAAGTTGAAAGAAGTGGTACTGTTGAATATTTTGATGATGATATAACATTTGAAGTGGTTAAATAATGGCATTAGGAGATAAAGAAAGAGCACAAGAATTAATCGAAAAGAATAGTTCGGAAACTGTCAAGTATTACGAAGAGAATACTAGACAAATCCATCTTGCAGCAAATAAGAAGGATGGAGAATCTGTTGCCTTTCTCGAAGTACCCAAGTATATACCAGAAGAGATTGAAAAAGCAATTGATATTGGTGTTGATGAACTTGTAAGAAATAGAAAAGATTTACCGGCAGTTGTTCTAAAATCAGTATATGATGAAGTAGTTGCAGATTTAGCAACTGCAAATGCAAGAATTACAGAACTAGAAACAAACGTTCAAGATTTAACTTCTCAGTTAATAGCAATGACTGCAGATAGAGATACACAATTAGAACAAAGAATTGCTGCAGAAACAGCATTGGCAGAACTAGAAAACTTATATATCGCATTATCAGACCAATTTAGAGAAACTGTATTAGAACTTCAAAAAGCAATTGAACGTTCAACTCAAGAGGCAGTTGAAAGAGTATCACTTGAAGCAAGATTTGAAGCACTACGAGCTCGATTAGAAGCATCTCTATTAGCGATTGAGGCACAACAAGCTCAAATAGAAGCTGAGATAGAAACTAACTACTTGAACTCATCACTACAACAAGAAAAAAATAATTTTGCATATAAGATTCCTGCACTGAATATTACAAATCCTCAAAAAGGTGGATTGTTTATCAATTGGGATTATGGTAACTATAAAAAGGTTAATGGTGGAGAGTTGGTATTCTATAACTTTACTGAACAACCAATGACAGTTAGTGTAAGTAAAGTACACCCACAAGGACATAGCGGACAACCTGGTACAATATCTTTACCGAGTTCATTCTCAATCCCTGCGGGTATTGGGTACAATGAAGATTTAGGAAAAACAGCAACACCTGGTGCCACATCAATCAATTGTGGATTTAAAAGACCTGGTGGATGGAAAGAAGATAATACAACTGGTTGGAGAAGATACCCAACTTTAGATATAACGTTTACAAATAACAAGGGTGATTCATTAGAATTATTCTACTCATACTCAAGAGATTACAAGGTTAAGGCTTATGCACAAGATAATCCAGGTCCAAGAGTACATACAGTAGAAGAGGGAGTTGATGTATCAGCAACAGGTAATTAATAATGGCAGTAGAAGATTTTAAAAATATAGATAAACGCACGGCGTTTAGAGTGTTAGATAAAGATAGAGCTATTATCGAAAGAGGTAAGAAGCTTTCTAGGTTTGGCTCTGGTAAAGAAGATTTTTTAGAGTTTACACTTTATGATGCATCTGATAACCAATTACCACAAGGAGATAGTGGTGAATTAACACGTCATATATCTTTGAATCAATTAAACATAACTGAATACTTTCTAGTAAAAGATTCAGGTGATGATATCGTAGAATATTTTGTAGATGTAGAAAAATTAATTAGAGAAGCTGGATATAATCAAGGATTATTTAAAACACAATTTCAATTACTAAATAATAGAGTAGGTAGATATAATACTGAAAAACTATATATCCATGAAATTGCACCATCACGAACTGAGGTTAGATTAGTACCAGTTACAAATCCAGATGGTACAGTTGATGAGGATTTATTTAAAAGATATGATGGATTTACATCAGGTAAAACATTTAGAGATGATGTAGTTTATTATATAGATGAATTTTTAGATAGTATAAAGTTCAATGATGTAATTGAAAAAATGATAAGTAGATTTGGTAGAGCATATGTAGACCAAATAAAAAAAGAATTTAATGTACAAAACTTTGAACAACTTATACAAAATGTAACTCTAAAGGTTAGAGAGGCAGTAAGGTATTATGTGGATGGTAAAGATTACAATCCAAAATCAATAAATTATGGGAAACCACTTCCTGCAGACCAAGTTGATGATGTGTTTTTAGATATTAATGATATCTTAAAAAATATCCTAAGAATAACTTGTGATATTGTTGATATGTTATTACCTAAGAGAAATGTACAAGATGATAACTTTGTAACTACAGCGTTTGACCCATCGGTTGATGTAAGAGAATTTATAACAGAACTTACAAATGACACCACATATGAACCAGTAGTTACTGAAGAAGATAATACAGTTGATGATTATACAGAAGAAGAAACTGAAGAGGAAGAGGATGAGATTGTAGATGCACCATCTAGTTTAAAGGTGACACCTGTACAAATGACTGTTGGTATTGAAGGAGGACGGAAACAATTTAATGTTGAATCAACATCACCAGTTACAATAAGAATAGACCTATTAGATGAAGGTGGATATTATGGTAGTGCTTGGGCTAAATCACTAGTAACAAGTTTACCAGCTGGTAGTACATTATTCCCAATAAAGTTTAATGGACAACCTTCACCTAGAATAGATGATGGGCCACCACCACCACCACCACGAGGTGGAGGAGGAGGAGGCGGAAGTAGACCTTTACCTGAAGAAGAAAGATTTAGATTACCAAAACAGTTCGAACAATTAAGGTAGTGAGATATTTATATAAGAGATGATTGCACCAACTAACATAATAAAAAATTTTAGAAGAGTAAAGATAACATTTACGAATCAAGAGGGGGATACCAAATCTATCGTGGTTAAACAAACACTTACACCACAACTAGATGATATTAGAATAGATGATACTCCACCTGACCCAATTGATTTAGGTCCAATTGATTTTGATGATATCGTAATAAAACCATTTGACTTAGGTGATTTGGATTTTAATTTCGATTTTGATTTCGATTTCGGGCCTATTGATTTAGGATTTAACAATGTACTTGGTGATATAGGATATACAGGCACAGGTCTTAAACTACCAGGTTCTGCAAGAGGAAGTAGTAACAGATGGGGTACATATTAGTAGGAAGTAAGGATGGATTTTAGATTTTTTAATAATAATTTTGGTAACAACAAGTTCGGAGGAACAGATGATTCTTTAGCCAAAAGCTATGGAACTAAATCTGGTTTTAAACTACCTCCAATTGACTTTAGTAACATAAAG